ACCGGCGTGGTCAGGTAGCCCAGATCAATCAGCTCACGCGCGGTGATTCGATCCACGCAGGCGGCAAAATACGGCTCATCCTTTTCATGCTCTGCAACCGGTGACCCATCAGGCCACTGGTCAAATATGTAACCTTCGTTCATCCGATACGGCGTTGCCGTCATACCAACAACCCGCAGGTTTGGGTTTTTCTCCCGCATATTTGCAATGATTTCTTTGATGGTCGGTGTTATAGAATGACACTCATCAAGCACAATCATAGCAAATTTATCACCAAACTTGTTTATTTTGTTTTTTACGGTTAACGGCGTCCCAAACACCACCGGATAGCGCAGGGACTTTTGCCCAACCGACGCAGAAAACAGCGAAAACGGGTTGCCGGTCGCCCCGTATTTTTCGCTGTTTTGGATCACCAGCTCGGCGCTCGGAGCCAAGCAAAGTATATGTTTTCCTTTGGAAATTTCATGCACCGTCTGGGCAATCGCCGCAATGATGTGGCTTTTACCGGCCCCCGTAGCGGCTTCAATCAGGCATGGCTCGAAGGTTTTGCGCACCCATTTGACAATCGCATCATGGGCTTTTTGCTGGTAGGGTCGTAAGGTCATTTTCATTTACATCCAAAAAAGGTGCCTAACAATAACGCCTTTTTATGGGATTGCAAATAAATTTTTGCCTGTTAATAAAATTTCATTATTCTTACACAAAAAAAAGTTCTATATTCTAAACCCTTACTTAATAAGGATTTAAATCATGGCTACTAGACCTGTTCCAGATGAACATCTGATTCATGTTATAAATGTTTACAATAAAACAGGTTCAGCAAGAGCTACAGGTTTCAAGTTAAATATTCCAAGGTCTACAATCAGACAACAACTTGCCAAAGCAAAAGAGTTCTTCCCCCACCTATTTGATCAAAAACACCCTCAAATAGACCCATCAAAATGGATTATTCCTCCGATCTACTCACCGGAAGCGGATATTAAAACAGTTCTTGTGGGTGGCGACGCCCACATTTGGCCAGGCGAGCCAAGCATTATGTGGAAGGCTTTTGCCAAGGTCGCCAAGCAAGTAAAGCCCGAATGCATCGTCCTTAACGGCGACATCCTAGACGGCGCACGCGTATCACGTCACGGCAGACCCCTCGGCTCCAAAGCCCCAAAGATTTCAGAGGAAGTCGAAGCCGTCAGGGCGCATATTAAAATGCTTCCCCTTTCATCACACAAAATCTGGACTATGGGAAACCACGACATCCGTGTTGACAATTACCTTGCCTCGGCTGCGCCAGAGCTTGAGGATTACGCCGGACACATCAAAGACCGATTCCCCGAATGGGAGTTCTGCTGGGCAACCGTTATTAACGACGTCGAGATCCGACACAGGTTTCGCGGCGGCATCCACACCGCATGGAATAATGCCCTGCATTCCGGCATTAACATTGTAACGTCCCACACCCACCAGCTTCAGCTTACCGCCGTTAGAAACCGCCGTGGTTCCCATTACGGTATCGAATGCGGGATGCTGGGTGATCCTTGGGGTCCGCAGTTCGAATACGCCGAGGGAGCGCCAAACAGAGCGTGTCCTGGGTTTGTTTTGTTAACCTTTGACGAAGAAAATAACCTAATGCCTCCAGAGTTTTGCGAGATGATCCGTGGCAGGCCAGCATTTCGCGGGAAATATGTCTTTTAACCGTCATAACTAATTTGTATTTTTTACGCGCGGTTAACTCTCATTCTGGAGGCTATGATGAATGGTGTAATTGGTACTGGAATTATCGTCGCTGATGAAGATGGCGTTGAAAACGTTTCGTTCGATTTCTCCGCTGATTTTCTTGAGCGTTCTTTGCCAGAGCGTATCGGCTCGCTCTATCTTCTGATCGACGCACTCTACGACTTCATGGATAACGATCTCTATGCGGAAGAAGAAGAAGTTGAAGAAGAAGAAGAAGACGAGTTCGACCTGTGGGAAGAAGAAGACCTTGCATAATCATTAAGGGGGGCTTTGCCCCCCTTATTTACATTCACACTTCCACATTAAAACCGAAAAATGCGCGTGATACCCGCCAAGATCCGACACAATCATCCATCCCATTTTATGATGCTCGTCGATCTGGCTATGCACCACATACTTAAACAAGCCGGTGCGGGTCACTTTCCCAACATCCAATATTCAACAGGCTTGCCGCGATAAGGCTCAACGTCAACATTGGGCAGCAATTCTTTAACCATGTCGCCGTAACTTACCGCACCCTTTTTGCTTACAAACGTCAGCTTCCTGCCGTTGATCAGCGCGTCCCTGTTACCAGACAATTCAACCAGCTTCGCCAGCAACTCCTTCTTGCGCTCCGTTGCCTCCTTGATCTGCGCCTCCATATCATCATACTCCGCTAACATCTGCGCGGCATCCAGCTCCTCGCGGCCATCCAGATATTGTATATACAATTTGCGGGTGGAGCAGATGTGAACATACTCGTCGTAAAAGTCTTTCAAAACCGCAAGATTTTTTTTCAGCCAATGCGGGTCAATTTCAACCCGCTCAAGATATGTTTCCTTTGGCGTCCATTGGAAAAAATCACACCACTTACGGTTAGTCACAAACATCTGGATTTGCATCTGCGCAAAATAATGCGGCTGCTCAAATACATTCTTGAACGACGGCTTATCAGCATTGCGCAAGCCAAACGGACACTTGATCTCAACCAGCCCGTCATCATCAATAAAGCCGTCAGGACTAGCCCCAAGCCACCCCTCGAACGTATGAAAGCCCGTGTTAATAACCTTGTTACCTGTAACCATTTCATATTCGATCTTTGCCCCGTCCTCGTGGCGGTTGCCATATTCGGTTGCAATGTTACCCGTAAACTCACTCGGCGCGTCAAAATGATCACAAACCATTTGCCGCATCACGTCGTCGCGCGTTCTAAACGGTGACAAACCCAATATCGCGCCGACCGACGATCCCGTCACGCGGCCTTTTCTGGCATCAAGCCATTCCGGTGTTCCCTGTTGCATTTGATCTATTGCCTCCTTTACTGCTTTAAATTTCATAACATCATATATTGCTTGCAGCCTCGGTATCAGGTCGCTGGTCATTCTTTGGATCCTTTTTACCACATGCCTTCAGGACAATCGTTCTTGCTGTCTGGCGGCTTACCTTAAACTTTAAACCAATCCAAACATAAGACTTACCTTCCCTGCGATATTTAACCATCGCAAACCTGCGCTGCAGTCTATTTTCGTCAGTGCTTTTTGGGGCTGCCATTTACATTCTCCATTTGTTAGTCAGGGTGTCGATTTGGTCGCTCAACAAGACGGGGCAGAAAGCCGCAAAACTCCCCGTGTGCAACATCCTCGAACGGCGGCTTAACCACCCTGATCCTCAACTAAGTCATCATCCTTTGTGTGGTGATAATGACTCGCTTTTCCGTCTTCATGCCAGTGAAAAATAAACCATGTATGTTTATTCTGTCTTATAGCTCCGTGAACAGGCTTCATGCCGCCACCGTTGGTCGCGTAAATACGAACCTCACGACCACCACGTGTGCGGTATTTTTTACCTTTTTTCACCATCGCTTATCACAATGTAAGTAACCTCTGCCAAAGGCCAAACAAAAACCGCTGACCCAACCAATACAATTAACGCATCAATCATGATAAACAAGGGGGCTTTCGCCCCCTTCTCCTATTTTAGAACGGCGCGTCTTCGTCGTCGTTCTGTTGCACAGGCGCAGCCTTCTTCTTAGCCGTGCCAGCAGACTTTGGCGCGACCGACGCAACCCAGTTGCCTTCTTTGCCATCCATCTCCCACACCATCACTTTGATATGCATGGGCTTGCCGGACAAACAAGACATCAGGCTTTCATTGGTCGGTGCCTTACCCGACGCAACCAGCTTGCCTCCGCAGTTAAAATCAACCGCAGCAAGAAAACGCTTTGCCTTCTCACGCTTTTTCTCAGGATCCTTGGCCTTGGGATCATCATCCTGAACCCAGAGCTTCTGAAACACCTTACGGTTTTTATAGTCGTCAGGTGAAATCACAGACCAGCGCAGCGAAATGTATCGGTCACCCTCGCGGCTCTCGTCCCACTTGGCTTCGTCAATCAATGCCAAAACCGTCGTGTCGTTCGGAATCGGGGAAATATCCCCGCCGCCCATTTCAAAGTTACCACCTGCTTGCAGGTCTTCGCCTAAATCCCAAAAGCTCATTTTACCTTCTCCTTTTTAGCCGTTGTGGCTGTAAACGCGGGAATCAAATCAATAAATGGATTAACGCCTTGCTGAACCGTCAGCGGCTCGGTGATCCCGTATCGGTTCTTCGATACGTTTGCAGCCGTCGCATAGGTAATCAAAACGCGGGTGCCGTCGGAAATCGCTTTCTTGCGCTCCCCTTCACCCATCGTAAACGTCTCCAGCTTCAAGAAGCCGACGACATCAACGTCATCCACATAAGCAGGCATGGACTTTTCATGCAGCCGCAAAGTGTAACGCATGTAAGCGTCATCATCCGGCGGCTCAATCCGTGCCGTGTCCGCGTGCGCGATAAACACCGTGTGCATTCCGCGCCGTTCAGCCAACAACCCCGCAGCCTTCCGCATCCGCTGGTGCATCGCCGATACAGCCTCGCGGCCCGCACCGTATCCACCCAACGCCTGCTGAATACCACGCGGCTTCTTCGGATCCGTTTCCACAATGTATGTGGCAAACAACCTTTCCAAAGCCGTCACGCTATCAACCACCAAAGTTTGATAGTCGTGTTCTTCGTTTATGAGGCCTTTTAATTGATCCCAAAGCTCGTCCGGCGTATTAACAACCGGAAACGCATCAGGGCGCTGGCCCGCAGGGATCGCCTGCAACCCGTCTTCCGCTCTGATAACAACTGGCTTTGGAAACGTAGCGGCCAAGGTGGTCTTACCCATCCCCGAATCGCCGCAGATCGTAATAATTACCGGACGATCAACCGGCTTTGATATACTACTCAAAATGCCCATTGGCACTCTCCTTTCTCTACTCAACGCGGTTGACCTTATAGAGGCTTTGTGCCAATGTCAACTCCGTTATATCGGTAAAGTTACAATCAGGTGTGCCAAATGGAACATAACTTACGAGACGCTTACGAGGATCTGTTGGCCAGAGTTGTCAGCCAATTACAAGACAGAAACCTTGCAAAAGTCGCCAAAAATATAGGGCTGCATGAAAACACCGTGCGGTCTATCGCAAATCAAACCAATAAGCGTCCTGCTATAGAAACGCTGGAAAAACTCGCAGATTATCTTCTTGGGAGTAAATAAATGCACAGGGAATTTTGGGAAGCAGGCTTTCATGTATTCGGTTTGCATGGGGCCACAAAGACAGGCGCGTGCGGTTGCGGCAATCCACACTGCAAAGCGGTTTACAAGCATCCTCTGGTCAGTAATTGGCAAAACACGCCGCACTGGTCCGAAGAACAACTCGAAGCCTACGAATCAATCGGCCAATTTGACACAGGCTACGGCATCTTGTGCAAAAACCTGCTCGTCATCGACGTGGACGCACGCAACGGCGGCGTTCTTTCTTACGAAAACCTCATAAATAGTTATCCACAGATTTCTTTAAATGCAGGCTTGATTGTTGAAACGGGTTCAGGAAACGGCTCCAAACACATATTTTTCAAGCTGGATCAAGACTTAGCACTCCTCCAGCACCTCGACGGTTACGACGGCATCGACTTCAAATCATCCGGCTTCGTTGTTGGCGCGGGATCTCTGCACGCATCCGGCAGTAAATACAAAGTCGTATTCGGCTCCCCCGATCAAATCCAAGACGCGCCGCAGGAACTCCTCGATCTTCTCCGCAAGCCCGACCGGCACCGCGCTGTCGTCAACGGCATGACATACGATGTCTCCCACAAAGACCTTGCCGATATGTTATCTTTTATTGACCCAGACAGCGATCACGACACATGGGTTCGGTGTGGCATGTCCTGCCATCACGCTTCAGGCGGGACAGCCTTTGCGATCTGGGACGCTTGGTCGTCTCGTGGCTCCAAATACCCAGGCTCCGACGTTTTGGGCCGCCGCTGGCATTCCTTTGGCAAAGCCACAAACCCCGTCACCCTTGGCACACTGACCTATCACGCCGAGCAGGGCGGTTGGGTGCAGCCGGTGACCTTTGAGCCAAATGAGATCATCGAAGAAGTCGAGCAAAGCGCAATCCCCCTTGACGGCATCGACCTCAAGCGCCCGCCTGGTTTCGTTGGCGAAGTCACCGCGTGGATTAACTCACAATGCCGCTACCCGCGCGAAAACCTCGCAGTCGCGGCAGCCCTAACCTCAATCGGAAACATTGTCGGCTTGCGTTACGCCGACGAGCTGCAAGACGTCACGACGAACCTGTTTACCTTTTGCGTTGCGGGATCCGGCACCGGCAAAGAGGCAATCCAGCAGGCAACCCTTGCAATCCACCGCGCGGCCAAGATTTCCGGTGCAGTTCACGGCAATATCAAATCCGAGCAGGAAATAGCCCGAAACCTCACCGATCATCAGGCGTCTTTTTATGTGATCGACGAAATCGGCATCATGCTTAAAAAGATTAAAAACGCGCAGGCGCGTGGTGGCGCAGTCTACCTTGATGGCGTCATCGGCCTGCTTATGTCGGTTTACTCAAAAGCAAACGGCTATCTGGCGATCACTGGCGACCTGCGCAAAGAAGTCAAGAAAAGCCTGCTGGCCGAGATCAATCAGATTGAACGGCAGCTGGAAAACGGTGAAAAGCCATTTTTGGTTGCACGGCTTGAGTCGGCGCAAAAGGCGCTTGACAGCCTTGATAACGGCATCGACAAGCCGTTTCTATCCCTTCTTGGTTTCACAACCCCCGTCACATTTGACGATCTGGTTGATTTTGAATCCGCCACAAACGGTTTCATCGGTCGGTCG